TGCGATAACAAAATGCTGAGGACAAGCAGAAAAAATACGTGTAGATGTTTTATTCAAAGGACGCAATTCATCCTTCTTCGTATCGACACAAATAACGTTCCTAAGAACTCCATTTGCACAATCCTCCAAAAGAGAATTAACCGCATCATATAACTCCTTCGCCTCAGCAGTCTTAAAATTATTTGGATCAGCATCAAAAACTTCATCTTTTCCTAAATAGGCCTGTTTACCTGGTAATTTTTTAACAAATGTACACCATGGAAAACCAGCTGATGTTGTTCGATTTATGGAACGCATAAAGTCATCTTCAGCACCAACAACTGCTTCCTGATAATTTAAAAAACGTGAATATTTAATAGGATCTAATAAAGGTACGTATTGAGAATTTATTGAACTGAGCAAGACAGAATTGATTTCATTTAATATAGAATTATCCAATAGTGGGCAATTACCACCACATTTTTTAAGTCCTTCCATAAGGGGATCTACAATTTCATCATCCAAAATGAATGGTTTCAAATTTGATGGCTTCTTAATTGATTCACGTAACTTACCATAAAATAACGATCGACGCAATGCTGTCTTAGTTGCTTGTCCCACTTTAACTTTACTTTTACCCATGCTAACAAAATTTCCAGAAGGCATCACAATATTTTCATCATCAATCACATTATCCGATAACTCGAGTGCAAAATGTGCCTCTACTGAGAATCGAGCAATATGTTCATGAATAATTTCAGATGTCAGGGGAACAGCAAAACCCATACCTTTACCATTAGTAATGTTGCCAGCATGATGCATTCCAATCAACTTATGTGACAAACGAGGATTAAATAAAGCAACGATAGCTCCACAATCGCCAATATTCGTTATACCTTCATACATATAAAAGCCACGAACAAGATATTTAGTAGAAGTTGAATCTGGAAGAATGATATTCAACAACCCATCTTCACTCCGAATGTTTCCCAACCACTTATATGAACGTGCACAACTTCTTCCATCATGTTCATACGTCAACATTGCACCAGAATACGTTCCACTACTTATCTTACTTTGTTCATCACGAGAAATAAAAAGATTAGTGATATCGCACATAGGAAAACATTGCTGTTGATGCAACTGAACAAAGACTAGATCACACTCACCATTAATTTTAGTACAATGAATAACATTCTCAGTCAACTCAAAAGAACCATTCTCGTATGACATTAAATGACTAACGGGAAATGAAATAATTTTATCATTCTCCTCCTGAGACAAATAAATAATTTCATCCAATCGAGTATTCTGAGAAAAAATTATAGATAGATAATGATAAGGCATAATAAAAATTTTCCCTTTCAAAAAAGTAACATTACCATGCATTTTACCTAAATTCATTCGATAACAATTTCGCCGAACTTTATTTGAAATAATCTGTTGTGCATTTACATCATGACATGCCTCAGCATAAGCATCTGCTTCTACGCGTACATTTTGTTGTTTTTTTAATACACGTGAACCAGAATGAGCCAATTCAACACGGACTTGTTTATGACGTGGTTGTTGTCGATTTCCTGAATGAGCCAACTCAGTTGAACAATAAACATCTCGTGAGTCTTCATTTACAACATCTTCCCAATATGCCAATTCAGCACCTGCCATATCATTTATAAGAGCTTCACAACATGTGGGATCATCTGCTTTATTACAATATGGACACACACCCCATTTTGCAAGATTATAATAATAAGATTTTTTTGCAATTGACAGATCTTTAACTTTATCAACACTCTGCTCAGAGTCTTCACCCTCAAACATATTTGCAAACATCCTATAACCAGTATAAGCGATAGTCAAAGTTGAACCCAACAAAGCAAGAGCTGAAAAAACAGGATATTTCAAAACAATCCTTTTACTCGCAGAAGCAAAAGAATCCAACCATTCAGAAACTATTGCCATAGCCTCTTTAGGCCGCATCAAAATGCCGAACACACTCTTTTCTTTTCGTTTACTTGCAACATAAGCCTTGTAAAGTTCCCAACGCTCATCAGTTGATGCAAAAAAGTCATAAATTTCCATCTGTGTACGCCCTAAACCCTGCAAAAGTAGAATTTGATCTTCAATAGTTTCCACAGAATCAACGCAAGTATCATAAGACTCATTTGAAACGGATGACGCCATAGATGCATCAGGATAAGTTCGTTCTTTGTTATGAGTGAACCATTCCAAGCCTAAGCCCATCTGAGCCTCGGCATCCCATGATGCAGTTATACGTTCCTTCAACCACTCCATATGATTAGAAAATGTTGTTCTTTTCTCCACCCAATCATCATGTAAAATTTGGCGCATTTGCTTATAATTAATGGGATCACCCATTTCAAAATAGGTCTTCGTAACCACGTCATAAACCACTTTCTGGAAAATATATGGTTCTAAAGATATTTTCTTTCCAAGTTTTGATTTATCCATGGCTTGCAAAGTACGCCCCTGAATTTGTGTTGTTATAGCGAACTCAGGTTTCAAAGTTACACGATAATGATTATCATTCATACGGTTCCAAAAAGCTTCTGGATTGGTAATTGATTCCAATTCCACTTGTTCCTGATTTGATGTATAAATCAACATTTGAGCTTTTAAATATGTATTCTTATCTGATAATGAAGCCATATGAACATGCTGAGGAAAATTATTTTGAGAACGCAACACTTCTTGAATTTCTGGATTAGGATTAGATTTATCATCACGTTTAGTAAAAGCATCATCAATAATAACAATAGGTTGATCCAAATAACCATCCCAAAATTCTGTTTCACATTGACGAGCATATAAAAGATAATCAATATTCTTATAACCCATCTTCTGTAACATATCGGCACATAAACCCCACACAAGAGTAGATTTTCCAATCTGAGAATCACCAGAAAACCACACACTAGTGGGACGAATTTTTGGACCAGCACCTGAAGAAGGCGCTATTTCACAAAATTTATACAATTGATAAGCAGGAAACATCATATCTTTAACTGCCATTTTAAGAACCGAAGGAAGTGTTAAATCAGTAACATAACGCTGACCTTGAGCCCATAACCCACTAACGTGAGTTTGAAACTCTAAATCAAAATTAACTTTCTTTCTTTCCTCCAAATCACTACAACGAGAAATCTCTTTCATCCAATCTTGTATCTCCTTAACATATGATGACGTCACGGAAAAATTAGTTGATTCTTTGCCAAGAACCATCATTTTAACATTATCAAGAGCAACATTAAAATATTCAGAACACATCTGCCAAATTTTCTTTCCACCATCAATTGCATTTGGAATACGAGCCAAACGTTGAATATAATTATCCCAATCCTGACGACCAGGTATTTTCTTAATACATAAAAAAGCCATAGCACCAAAAATAATTTTACCGACCAACTGAAAACAATCAGAATAAAGAAGATCTTCTATACCCATTTGGGCTATTACAACTTCTTCCTTTCTTGATAAAAAATCTGTTAGTTGGGCAATCAAATCCAATAAATACTTATCAAACCCAAAAGCATATCCTAACGCCAAAAGGCTAGCACACAGACCTAACTTTTTAGCGCCCACAAGAAAACAACCCTGAATAATAATAAAAATTAAACCAAATTTAATTAAATCATCTTTAACTGAAGAAATAGTCTCAGATACAGAAGAAGCAGTAGCCTCAACATTAGAAGTAAACATAGGTGCTATATGTTCCATTGTGGACATAAATTCACGAATTGTAGTATTAAGCTCACCAAGTTCACCTACACCATCTGCCATGCGTCCAATATTTTTAAACATTCCCATCTGAGCCAATACATCCAATCCTAACACGCTAGGTTCGTTAAAGCGCGTGTTAAGGGTAGACATAACAGGTCCAGGATTGGACTCAATTCCTTCACGAAGAAGGTCACGAATCCAATGTGAAGAAGATAAAATAGAAAGAAAGAAAGGTTGATCAGCAACAATAAACTCCAAACAGCGTTTTGCTGCTAATTCTCGCACCCGCCGCAATGATCCTTCTTCAGCATGAGCTGAAAATTCCTGATGTACAACATCAAATTTAACTTTAATGTCACAAATAAATCGAGGATCATGATCAGGAGTACCAATAACCCTTTCTGGAGAGATTAGTAATTTAGCTCCATGTTTTAAAACTAATTCATTTAGAGCACACATATAAGTACGTTGATGGAAAAGACCAGAATTTTTAGCCTTTAATTGAGCTTTCAAAAAATTAGGACCTGGATTTGCTTCAATTCCTTGTTGCAACAACAAGTCAAAACCACAATGATCTGCATACTTATCCCACCAAACTGAATTCTCAGGATGATACAATGGCTTCAATTCAATCATACCATCGATTGAACTAAAATTACGCTTCACATAACGCTTCACTTTCTTCAAAACAACATCAACCATATTTTCACAAAAATCAATTCGCTCCAATTCTGGTAATACTGTCCAATCCAAAAAATTTTCCTTTTTAACTACAATGCGTTTCTTTGGCATTACTTTTCTAGCCATAGGCATTTTAATTTTAATTTCACGCACAAAAGATGTATGTGTGTGCATAAAATAATGAGTAACATGATCAACATCAACAGCTAAACCTTTTCTCAAATGTTCCAAACCTTGAGAAGTTAAATGTCGATGATGAGTAGAATAAGCCGGTTGAAATTTGCAATTTTCATCATCAGTAGTCAAAAGTGTAAAATCCATAAAAGTTGAACCTGTTACCAGGAGTATTCATCCTCCCATCGAGTGCAAGGGCAAAACCAATGCTTATACTCGGGAGGGCTATCATCAAATATACTTTCATGTGTTAAAATAATTAATTATGACAAGTAATTAACATTCCTAACATTTCCATATATCCTCAAATACGACTCAGTCGCTAACTGTCCTTTCGGAATGGGCACAAACAAATAGAGGCAATGTTATTTTATATCTTCTGAGATGAAAACTATCAACATTAAACAAAAATATAAAACTCAGCATACTTGTAAATTAAAATTAAATCAAAATTAAGTATTTTGTTACTATATGTGATAAAGCATTTATCCATAATGAGCGTATAGACACAATGAATATGTAGCCGTATGAACAACATGATGTGGAAACTAATCCAATACATGAAGCCCACTAGGGTTTAAACTCATATATTATATTTCAATCAGTTAAAAAACTGTCATGTTCTACACTATACGACCAAGTATAGAATGTCAAAAGAAACACATAATTTCCTTTGCCCAATATATA